AACCCAAATTGTGTCTGAAGTAGTTAAGATTGGATCAATGCTTCAATTGGAAACTTCAATTGCAAATTCAATTTTAGGAAAACTGACACAAGGTGTGGGGAATGATATATCGCGATTAACATCAGACACTGTACTCAATCAACATATAGATCCTTCTAAAGTGCTACCAGCGTTTTCAGTTGCAATGGGATTGGCAGGTAAATCATTTGCTGATTTCAAATTTGATCAGAATATTAACATGATGGCAATGAATTTAAAAAATAGTCAGTTCTTATATAAATCCCTCACGGATATATTGAAAGAATGTGGCTTAATGAAAGATTCTGCGGCAGAGTTAGTATTAGATCTTACTACGAAATTGACTGAAATAAAGAAGGACTACGAATGGATTTTGAAATGTTTAGCAACATCGGGAAATGAATTTTTGAAACCAGAAGGAAGTATGCGGTATAAAAATTTCAAGAACATTGTTGATGAAATTACGGCTCAAATGAGAGAGATTGAAAGAAGTAAGTTTGAAAAGACCCAAATTTTAACAGAAGCCAACGCATTATTAGTGGAAATCAGACGGAATATAGATGCAGTAGAAGTTATTCTTAAACGTTTACCACGAGTAATACCAGTTGGAGTTTGTTTATTTGGAGAAAGTCATGTTGGAAAAACTTCTCTCTCAAATGAGATCCATCGTAGAATATGCAAAATGGCAAAAACGAAACATCCAGATTTGTTTCCAGATTCAGAACATTGGACGAAATGGAATGCGCAATCACGAGATGATTACGATCAAAATTACCTTGGTGATGAAATTGCATACGAGGATGATATGTTTGCAGATAGGGATGATGCTGGTCATCAAAAGTATCTTGCATTCATATCCAGTGGTGCAGTATCTACTGTACAGGCTGATTTAAAATCAAAAGGTAGACCTTTTACAGCGAAAGTAGTAATGGTTTCTTGTAATAATTTACCTCGTACAAGTGCCTCGATCAACAACATAGATGCTTTGTGGAACAGATTTCCAATAACAGTAGAATGTTCAATAAAGAAAGGATCACAGAAAAAGACGAGTAGAGATCCTTACGATAAAGATTTCAAACATTTGAATTTTTCTGTTGCTCCGATGACGACTTTTGTTAGAGGTGGTCGTCAGCATAAAGCTGGTGCAATTGAATCGAAAACAGTAGATCTGGATGCTTTGGTATCTATGATCGTTGATGAAATGGCATTGCAACAAAGAAAATTAGATCAAACAATGCAATGTTATGAGGAAGAACATGAGCCTGTAATTAATCAACACACTATACCAGAAGTGGAAAATATGGATCCAATAGCTAGAGAAGTTAACGTGGAAGAATGGAGATCAGGGATGAGTTCACTATTTCAAAAAGTGAAACGAGCTTTGAACACTGATACTGAATCAATCCTGCATTTCAGAGAATGGGCACAACATCTAAGGATGAAACAAGGTGGTCAACTTTGGTTAGATTACATACAAACTCCACAGCCAATGGATGCATATCATTTTCTGGTTTCACTAGGAATTTGGGAATGGATAGAAGGAGAAGAAGAGGCAGGCGCAAAAGCTTTGGCACAACAACCACCAGTTAAAGTGACATGTCCATATACTACTGAATATTTATTTTGCCCAACCCTATCAGGTAAGCATCTTTTGATAATTACCGATCGAGTTAGAGAGATGTTTTCGAGTGCAAACTTTTTGAACTATGTGTTAAATCAAACATGTCATAAATTTCTTGAAGCATTAAATAACGATATGCACTGGCTTAAAGATTTGGCATATCAGTATTGGAATGAATATTTAGGGATGCCAGTGGTAGGGCGAATAACATCAATAGTATTAGTGAATACTTTATTCGGTCCACGTCATGTAATGGCCAGATATTTTGTCTGGATAGGATGGAGAATGTCATCATCACATAACCTCCGAGTTCAAACTGCTCGTATATTTAATGAAGGACCATCTGTAATAGGAGCAACACTTAGATTATACAATTTTGAAGCTGAAATTGTACATACTTTGTTCAAGAAAATTGAATCATTTGTTGCAAATATTAAGGATACTGTCTACAATTTAATGATACGACTGTTTGATTTTATAGGTATCGATGTAACACCATACCTAGATGCCTTTTGCTCTTTTGTGGCGGATGTTGGACATCAAACTATCTGCTTAGCAATTGTATCTATGATTATATATGCAATATATAAAATCTTTACTTTGTTAACGAGACCAAACAAAAAATTGAAGATGCATAATAGAGTCTACGAAGGAAGAGCAAAAAGACAGGCAACAACAAAGGAATCTCAAAAGAAAGTTCGCTTACACCATGATGAATGTACTGAGGATTGTGAAGCTAACCAAACAAAAATGTTGGATGCACAATGGGAAGTAGTGGACGATCATTGTGAATTCGATAACGCTGCTGACTGGATGCAAAATGTTTTGACATGTGTTGAGAAAGATGCAGTAGTAGAATATTATGCCCATCATGGGTGTAAAGACTACTTTTGTAGTAGGGATGCCAGTTGGGAGGATGGAGCACAACAACAGAATAAGAGTCTTATGTTGTATTATTTCTTCGGTTCAAATCCGGTTAACAACGATAGAGTACCAATGCTTTCATATATAATCAGAGCTGATTTGAATGGAAGAGCTGATTTTGATCTGTCGATGTTGAAGGATTTGAATGTGAGAGATTATTATGTTAGTGCTCAGATCCAACGAGATTTGGACTGCATCCGTGCATATGTAAGTATCTATCTCCTGAATGGAGAGTGGAAGGGAGATAGACACCTCATATCGCGAAAACAGTTCAATTCAACTATGTCAACAATTTACCAGGAAACGAAGGAACAACCAAAGAGTTGGTTGGGCTCAATTTTTGGAAGAACTGTTGATCAACATTCATCAACTGAGGCAACCGATTTTCTATTTCGGATGCGAGAAGAGCATGTAGTCGAACTAACATGTACAAGTTTGGTTGGAGCAGATAGTGTGCAAAAGAGAAATTGTTATGGTATTGGTCATGGAAACATGATTATTACTGTAGCACACCTTTTCTATAAAGGCAATACCTTAGTTAAATTTTGGACTAAAAATCCTGATGACTATCATATTGCTAAATTAGTTTTCTCTGATGTACAAGGAGATCGAGCTTTTCTCAAGATATTGAGTCACAAGGAGGTGCGTAACATGTCTACACCTGATGTATGTAAAAATATGTCGAGAATGCAGAAAGTTTTTCCTTCTTTAGAAAAACACGTACTTCCCCATGATGAATATATTGCGAAATGTGATGACACACCAGTTTTAATGTGGACACATAATCAAGAAGTGATTATGCATTCACATATGCAATTTAGAGAGGCAGTTTATAATGAATGCGATGATGGGATAAGTCGTCGAGTGCAATATTATGCACTAAACGGTTTTAAAGTAGATGATTCATATAAACGCAATGGAGAATGTGGCTCTATGATTGCTTCAGCGAAGATTGGTATGGCACCGAAATGGCTTGGTTTCTACGCTGCTAGTGCAGGTAGAGAACATTTTTGTACAACAATATGGCGGGAACAAATTCAATTGGCAGAAAGCTATTTAAAACCACAGCTTGTAACACATTGTATCGATGTTAAAGGAATGAGTTGTATGTCACAAACAGATCCGTGGCACGATCTTGTATTCTCTGGAAAACAAGTAGATTCACCAACTGGAGGAGCAACGGATTTTGTTGGAAAATACTGTGAAGCTACAAAGCCTATTTCAAACAGTGATCTAAGTCATTGGCGGTTATCACCTTTTTCAGATAACTTTGAGGAGCGACTGCAACCAGCACCACTATCAATCAGAGATGAGCGAATTGTCGAACCATTACCAACTAATCTTGAAGGTAAACCATCTTTATTAGCTGTATTGAACTCGACTATTTCTCAACCAATTCCCGAAAATGATGACAACTTGATGGAATTTTGTGCAAAACAAATTGAGAACGAATATTTTAATATATTAGACGTCAAAGATACTCCATCAACAGTGGATGAAGTAATAGAGTTAGCTATAAATGGACGTGATGGTAACGAGTATGTTACTGGAATTGAAATTAATAAAGCTGCTGGATTACCATTTGCTACATTTGGAGCACAATCGAAGTCTGATATGATTGAAATTGAACCTCTCACTGGAAAACGTAGGATCAAGGATAATAACTATGGTAAAATGTTAAAAGCAAGAGTCTCATATAAATTAAATAGAGCATCAAAGGGTGTTAGAGTAGTGTCTTTTAGTAATGCAAAATTAAAAGATGCTGCTATAAAACTTGACTATGTGAAGATTGGTAGAGGAAGGATTTTTCATAGTATAGCTCTTGATAAAATTATATGTGATTTAGGTTTGTTTGGAAGTTTTAAAGAGGCTTACACTTGTGCAAGGTTAAAAGTAGAGAGTGCATTGTCATTAAATGTTCATTCAATGGGTGTAACAAGTCTTGTTGAACATTTACGAAAATTTAATAATTTTACTGATGCTGATTTTACGAACTTTGATCAACGATTAGCACGCAACCTTCTGTTACGTGTTGGAGATATTCAATGTAATATAATTAAGAGAAAGAATCCTCGAGATGTATGGGATACAGCTAGGCGTGTGCTCGTTTTAGAACAGGTAGATACACTAGTTGTTGAATATCAGGATATTACCCTAACACACCGTGGTAATAAAAGTGGCGAGGTGAAAACTACAATCGACAATAATATGGCACGAGAATTGGCGGATTATTATTGTTGGTGTATAATTAATTTGAACGGAGAAGATCTCAATTTAGAAAACATGCATAAAATTAGACTTGAAAAGTTTAGGGAAAATAGATCTGCAATTGGTTTTGGTGATGATGAGGTAGAAGCAGTCTCAGATGAAATTGTTTCGAATTACAACTTTGAAACTAAAAAGATCGAATTAGAGAAACTTGGGATGGTTGTTACTCCTGGTAACAAGAGTAAAAACATAATGAGGGTTACACCATTTGACGAACTTACATTTCTGAAGAGAAAGTTCGTTTATCAACATGGAATGTGGACCATGCCTTTAGATGTTAAAAGTTTAGAGGCACCATTTGTCTGGACCAAAATTCATGATCATGAGTTGGACATATGGTATGAGTTGGTAAAGGATAGACT